ATCGTCCCCGTGGCCCGGCCAAGCTGGTCGTACACGATCACGAACATCGGCTTCGGTTGCTGCCTGAGCGAGCGGTTGCGGTACTGCCTGATCACGCGGGCGGTGTCGCTCGGCTTCGTCTTCTGCTTCGGCGAGTACGTAAGCTCGATGTGGCGGATTTTTGGCTCGCGCTTGATCTTCTTCGCAGACCCGGTCACCACGTGCTCCTGCGTCGCGTTGATGAAGTCCATCGGAATCTCGAACGTGCCCTCGTAAATTTGAACGGTTGGGTCTTGTCCTATGGAGTCCTGCTCCTTCGCCGTGTCCGCCTCGGTACTCATGCCCTTGAACGCGGACAGCACAGTCTGGTACATCTTGACAATCACAGGCTCCTCATACTGTTGCGCGAGCATGAACGCGGCGACCTCGTCGCACAGTACGTTGATAGCCTCGGCGATAAGCTCGGACATGGCGCGAGGCCCGCCCTCGGCGAGCGGCAGGTTCATCGAAAACACAGTAAAATTGGGAATTCCGAGGTCAAGATTTAGAGATACTCTTGGATGTGCGTCTCGGATTATGGCTATTTCCAAGATACCGTGTGGCGGTGAGACATAAGAATGTTTTTCCATACTTACACTTTCAAAAGCTGGCAGAACTCACACTTTGGACTGATGACTGCTCGATCTCGATGATAACGGTTATGCCCGCTCAGTCGCCCATAATAACTTGCCATTAGCTTAACTTCTTCAGCGTGATGTTTTCCAAACATAGGATTTTTTGCGCCCAGCGTTCTAACTGATAATGCTCGGTGCCGATCTTTAGACGAATTAGCCCAAGATTGTTTGCTTCCCTCTCCGACTCTTTGACGATGTTGAGTTGAAAGCTTTCGACCCGTCATTTTTCTTCGCTGTTTTAGCTTTTGCTCCTCACTAGCACGTACTCCTAATCGACTTCTTGCTCGCGGGCATATGTTGTATCCGACTTTTCTATCAAAGGATTTGATTTGATCAAGCCAAACTTGTTCATGAGGTATCAACAAAGCATAATCCGGCACCTTTTCTACTACTTCAAAAGAAAAAGCAGATTCCCCATATTTATTCCAAGCTCGTTGCAAATAGGGATTTTCATGAACACCTCGCTGAAGAGACGATGAATGATCCTGCCATCGTCTCTTAATGTCCACGGCTGAGCCGATGTACACCTTGCCGTTGACGCCATTCTTGATGGCGTAAATGCCGCTGACTCCGTAGTTTAAGTCTAAGTGTCTCATGCTATTAGTATAACCCAAAAATGAACAACTCGTCGCCGCCCGAGATTTCCCAGCACAAATCCAACCTCGGCGCGACGAGACCGTACAGGTGGTTCGGGTCCACGTTGCCGACCTCGCCTGTTGGAGGCGGGGGCGTGCTCCCGGTGCCCATGTTCAAAATCTGCACCCAGCCGGTCGGGGCGCTGAAGGTGTTCTTGCCGATGTTGCGCCACATGACGGTGCCGTCCGTAGTGCCGCCGTTCGCCGACTGGCTCCAAGATGGCGCAGGCGACGCCTGCGACACCCCGGCGTTCAGCGCAAGCTGCTGGTTGCCGTTCGAGTCAACGACGATCTGGCCTTGGAACACGGTGCCGCCCGGTACCCAGCTTGACCCGATGCCAACACCGGACACTGCGATGGGCGGTTGCCCGAGGACATACGCGCCATTGCTGAGGTAGTAGGCGGACTGGAGGGTCGGCGAGAGCATGCCAGCGTTCGCTTGGACGCTCGGCGATTGGAGCGCCGCGACGGCGGCGTTCGCGATCTGGAACGTGGACACCTCGGCTGTGCCGGCCGCCGACACAACATTGATGTTCGGGGAGGTGAAATTCGCCGTGAATGCTATAGGCGTGGTCGAGAGGACGACCAATGTCTGACCGTTCAGGGATGGGATGCCGGTGTTGGCGAATGTCACCAGCATACCGGGGGCGAAGCTGTTCGGGGAAGTGACGGTGAGGACGTTCGCGCTGACTTGCAGCGCGAGCACGTTGGCGACAAGGTTGTACACGTCGTGGATCGGGGCGGTGACGTTGAGCGGCGGCGCACTGAACCCTTGAATAGTGACATATTCGCCCTCGTGGAGGAACTGCGTCGTCGGCACGTAGGTGTACGTGGCGTTCTTCCCGTCCGACATGCCGTTGATGATGTTGACGAACACCGTGGGGAGCGCCTGCCACTGCGGGGGCGTAAGCTGCGCGGAGAGCCTCCTGCCGTATGCGGCGACGGTCGTCTTCGGGTTCGCGGGGTCGAGCGGGATCGGGGTGCCCTTGCTGTCCTTCGCCACGGTGCCGTCCGGGTTGAGCTTGAAGTTGGAGAGCGGCGCGATCCACAGCATCGGATTGAGAAACGGCGGCGGCTCGATCTGCTTCACGAATATGCGCAGTGTGTCGGTTATGCCCGAGGGCACGGTCTCGCAGGGCACGCAGCAGAGGTTGGTGTAAAGCTGCTGGTACAGGGCGCTCCACGTGGGATTGAGGGCTTGGAACTGCACGGTCGTGATGTCGGCCGGCAGACCGAACGTCGCCGTTCCTGTGGTTTCTGCCTGCGTCGGGTAGTTCGAGTGGGCGAAGCTTGCCGTGAATGTGCTGCCGGACACGCTGGTCACCGTGAGGGGCACGCCGTTCAGGAACGTCGATACCCCGAGGTTGACGAGCTTGACGACCGTGCCTGCCGATAGCGGGACGGCGAAGCTGAGGTTCACCGTGAGAACATTGAACGTTACGGAGGTGCTCACCACTGCCGGGGAGACGCCCGTCCACGTAATCTGATTGTCGGCTGTGGTCGTGCCGATTAGATTGCCGTGGATGTCCAACGTCGCGCCCACAGTGCTCCAGGTCGGCTGCAAGGCCCCACTGGTGTTCGGGAACGCGCCTATGCTGGTGGCGATCTGGAAATTCCCGTTGGAGTCGCGGAGCAAGCTGTCCAAAGGAAACATGGTGGTCTTTTGCCAGTACTGCGCGGGGTTGATCTCCGTGTACCCCGTGAACTGGAAAAACGCCTGCTCGTCCGTTGGAAGCTGGACGAACTGCTGCTGCGTCACGTTCTGCGGCGCGAGGATGCACTGCAAGTCCTCGCCCTCGCCGAAGATAGTCGTGAACTCCAGCCCGACGTGCGCTGGCTTGGCGAGCGCGATGGCGTTGTAGAGGCTGTGAACGATGGCCTGAAGCTGGAACAGCGAGGTGACCGTGGTCAGGGGGTTCGACCCAGTACCCCCAACCTGCACGGACACGCTGATTGCGTTGCGGTCGGACTGGTCGTAAACGCCGTTCCCGATCAGTTTGTAAAGCTCGACCACGTTGATGGAGATTCCCGTGTACGCAAAAATAACGTCGTGGATCGCCTTGACGGTCGTCCCCTCCAGGTACGCGGAGATAAGCTCGACAAGCATTTGCTTATACTGCGTGTCGAACTGCCCCAGCGAGGGCCAGTTCGAGGAGATGTACAGCGGTGCTGCCCAGCGGCGGCGTATGTCGGGGGGCGTCAGCAGGCTCGGGTCCTTGTTGACGAGGTCGTACGAGTAGTCGTAGTCGAGCTTCGCAAGCTCGATTGCAAGCGCCCTGACGAAGTTCCCCCAGATTGACTGATCATTCCTGGTTGAATAAAAATCAGCCACAGCTTGCAGTAAAGAATTCAGCCTAGCATCTTCGTATCTCAACAAGTCTTCGCGACTGCGGAGATAGAGCAGGTCTGGGTTGTTGTTGAGCGGGTTAGCCATTAGACACCGCCCTTTTTGCTAGTCGGCATTCAACCATATGACGGATGTGTTCCGCAGAAACACCACGTTTCTTGGCGGCTTCGCTCATGCGCTTCTTAGTGTCTTCGGTGCGCTTCTTGCCTTTCAAAGCGGCAGAACGTTTTTGTAGTGTTTCTACAGACGGGTACCTGCCAGTAAGAGCCTCGCTCATTTTTCGACGCGATTCTTCTGTATGTCTCTTACCAAAGAACGGATTTTTGTCGCCAGAAATAGAGACGCTTACTGACTGGCTAATTTTTTCTTTTGTCTCTTCGGAAAGATGCCTACCGAGCATCCAACGTGGGCTTGCCAAGCTTCTCATGCGTCGTTCTTCTTCGGATTGTTTGCGGCCGAGGCAGTTTGTATTCCCAATCATGGCTTTAGATCGTTTAGCGACGTGTTCAGGAGATTGCTTAGTGCCCAGCTTGGCGGCGCTCATTTTGGCTCTGTCTTCCGAAGAACGTTTTTTACCGCTCCAGTAATCAGCCCCCTCCCCCCCTGAAGTCAAGTTATAGCCGAATTGACAATCATTGGCTCTGTGCTTGGCGATATAGTATTTTTCCTGAGTAGAAAGGTCTTCTCTGGAAGTTGCATAACCAGACAACATACAAACTTCAAAAGCGTCCTTACCGTACATTCGTATGGCGTTGTACAGATATGGGCAGTAGTTTTTGCCCGCAAGGGCGAACTTGAAGTGCTCGTTTTCTCGCAACCCGAAGCGGCGAAAGCTCTTGCCAACGTAAATCTTACCGTCTAGCTTGTTAATGATGACGTAGATATGCATATACTTAGGGATTACGAAGTCGGATTGCTAACATAATTGATGGTGATCGTGCCGGGGGCAAGGTACTCGGTCGGCGACACCGTCACGTCCTTTGCTCCGCCCTCGTTGAAGACTTGGTATGTCACAAAAAAGCTTAATTGCGCCGGGGTGGGCACGTCGAGGGGAATCGTCAACGCGACCTTCCCGCTGTTGACCGGATCGTCCGTGCCGTAGATGTAGAACGAGCCGGGCGAGGCGTTCACGACGCCCGGAGCAACCGCAAGATGCGGCACGGCCGGGCTGTTGGTCTGGAAGTCCAACAAGGACGTGGCACGACGGAAGACCTGGCCTTGGTAGAGCAGGTCAACGATTGCGGTCGGCTCGCCCCCGGTCGGGATGGTGCTGTCGGGCAGCACCGAGTTGGTGCTGATCCACGCGTTGTTCGAGGTATTCGTCTGCGTCCATACCGTCCCGGTCGGAATGACGATGCCGATGTCATATGAGCCGTTGCTCTTCGCGCACTTGATGAGCGGAAGCTCCACGCTCTGCACGCCCGTGATCGCCTGCACTTGGCTCACAAGCTCGGACTGGTACAGCGTCGTCGAAGAGTTGTCGAGCACCACGTTGATCGCGGTGCGGATGACCGGATCGACCGTCGCGGCGTTGGCGTTTGCGTCGAGCGTGACCGTCATGGTGATGTCAACGTCGTTGGCAATCTCCGCCTTGATAAGCACGTCCGCAGCGGCCGATTTCGTCTGCGCGATGGTGTTCGCGAGAAGCTCGACGAACGTCGGGTACTGCGTGGAGACCGTGAAGGTCTCGGTCACAAAATACGACACCGACACGGTGCCGCCGTCCGGGATGCGCCCCGTCAAGATACGTGCAAGCGTGGCGGAGCCGGAGACCGGATCGACCGTCAGCGTGAAGTCGATGTTCTCCTTCATCACGACGTTCGAAACGCCGTTGTAGTACACGACCTTGATGTAGCGGCTGGCGTAGGGAATCTGGTTGCCGACGAGACCGCTCGGGTCGAACGTGGCGGAGCCGACCACATCCAGCCCCCCGTCGTTGCCGAAGTTCCCGTTCCATCCGTCGAGAATAAGCGCCAGAGGATTGAAGCTGAACGGGGGCACGGCAGGAAGATTGCTGGTATTCGCTTGGCTTGAATTGAAGACTCCGGTGCTGTAGCTTTGCGGCAGCCAGGTGTTCTGCACGAAGCCGTCGTTGTCCAGTGTGGTGGGCAGCGTCCCGCTGAGCACCTGCGACTCGCCGGAGACAAAGGACAGCCGCTCGTAGAGAACGTATTCGTTGTAGGAAACGATGACCTGCTGCCCGGCTTGTATCGCGCTCCCGGTGACGACGCCCGAAGTCAGCGTCGGGCCGGTGTTCGCAAAGTGGAACGTGGCCGTGAACTGGGTCGGCGAAGCCGTGCCGATCACGACAGTTTGTCCGTTGAGGATCGAAGCGAATGTGGGATCGACAATTCCGCTAAGCTGCACAGTTGCACCCACGCCAAAGTCATTGGGCACGGTCACAGTCAGGACATTGTTCACGATCTGAAGCTGCGTCAGCGTCACGGATGACGTGAGCGGCTGGATGCCATACTCGCGGTACGGGCCGTAGGCGACGATGCTGTAGTCCGTGCCAAACTGGTAGAGAGTGGACAGGTCGAGGCTTCTCACGCTCAACACGTTCAGCGGAACCCCGTTCGGGCCGAGGGGCTGGTTCATGCCGATGTCGATGAGCGTCGGCGCGGTCAGCGGGCCGATAGTGACGGTGGACTGGGTCGGTGCGCTGGTCAACAAGACCTGCACGATGTCACCCGCGTCGTTCGACCCCCCGTACAGGAGGAAATCGGATGTGTGAATCAGGGTCACGTCGCTGCTGGGCAGGACGCCCGATTCGGTGGCCGACCCCGTGACGGAATAGACCTGAAGCACGGGCTGGAGCGCAGGGACATGCAAGAACGGCGACGCCAGCCTCATGAAGAGCGCAAAAGAATACGTGCCGGTTGAAGCGCCGGACAGCGCGGCAAGGGCAGCTTGGTTGGTCGCCGGAACGCCATTGAGCAGGAGGGGGACTTTCGCCTGCGTGACCGAGTTGCCGACATACTGGTAGGCGATGTCCCCGTTATTGAGGATAATCTGTCCCGTCGTGACGTTGAACTGGGCGCGGTCGAGGGACAGGTAGAAGCTGTTGGACGAGCGGCTTACGAAAAGTTCCACGCCGTCGTATGGCGGGAAAGCCAAGGTGTTGTAGTTCGCTATCTGGAACGTGTTGCTGCCGATATATGCCAGCGTTGAGTATGTGTTGGTGGTTCCGTACACGCCGTTGTTGGCGTATGAGAATGGGACGAATTCGTCCTGTTGCGAGAAGGTCGTACCCCTCGCGTAAATGTCAACCGCGCCGAATACGTGCTTTAGGCGGGTGGGGTCCCAGTCGCGCAGCATATAAAGGTCGCCCGCCGCGACAACTTGCGCGGAGATGACGCCGGGCGTGCTGAGGGCGGTGACGAGGTAACCGTTGGCGGAACTGCTGTCATTGCCCGTGAACTTACGAGCTTGGATGCGGGCGGCGAATGCGGAGTTCGATTCCTGGTCCTGACCAAACTGAGCGCCCACGAGGTTCGTGACGTTGATCCCGGAGGGGACGCCGCTCACCGTTTGCCTGATGGTACCTGCGCCGACATTGCCCACGGAGCCGGGCTGCGTGCATTGGGCTGGCACGCTGACGCCCCACCATCCCGCGTTCGAATTGAAGAACGAAGCGAGGTTGGCGATGTTGATGGTGCCCTGACCTTGCGTGGTGAACACTAGCGCCGACGTTGCGCTGTCGGGAACCGTGGACACTGTCGCGCCCTCCGGTATCGTGATACTGGACGTCGGCTGCTGGTACGTGTAGAAGGTCAGCACCACTGTCGCCTGCTCCGAGCCGAGGCGGGTCAGCCCCGCGCCCTCGCCGAGGAGGTCGAACTGCTCATTGATAAGGTTCTGCGTATTCTGCGGCGACAGACCGTAGGCGCGTGCGATCTGCTGCTTGTACGGGCTGGACTGGAACG